GTTGGGAAAAATTGCAAAAAACTCACAGTTATTTTACGTACCGTGGGGGGGGTATTTGTCGCCGAATGAAAACAGGCATTTTTCTAGGGTAAAAATTAGCGGCAAAACAAACGCCACAGGCCAAAACGGGTGAAAAATGGAAGGCGCTGAAAGCACGTCAGAGCAAGACGCAAAAACGCAGTGGGTCACCAGTCCCCACAATCGGCCGCGTTGTCCGGTTCATGGCGAGCGGCTGCACGTTCGCAGTAGCGTCGGCCGCGTCGCCTACCTGCGATGTCCGGTCGAGGGCTGCGACCACGTCGACAAGATGGCCCGCGAAGTCCTGCAGGATCAGCCCTGACTTTGTTGCGTTATACAAAATTGGACCGGCTAAACATCGGTCCAGCCTGTTACTATTCGGGGGATGGCGTTTCGTCCAACCCGAAAGGCAGGTGATCCGTGAATCTCGCCAAACTGTCTCTATCAGTTCTGGTCGTCTTTTCTCTGTTTGTGCCGCACGCTGTGGCGCAAGTCGGCAAGGATTCGGGTCTTTGGGAGTTCGTTAAGTGCGACCCCTGCGTCGAGAGTGCGGTGGTCGTCGTTCGCGGTAACAGCAACGGCGGCACCGGCACCGGCTGCATCGTGGCGGCAAATGAAGGCCCAGCCATTCTGACGGCCGCACACATCGCCGACGGCAATCAGTCGTTTACGGTCAGCTTTCACGACGGCACGGCGACCAATAACGCAACGCTGCGAGGCATCGACCAAGAGGCGGACGTTGCGGTTTTAAACTGCCAAACGCCAGGCGGCTGTAGCGTTTTGGAAGTCGCCGATGAAGTCAACGAAGGCGACGAGGTCAACGTCTGCGGATTTGGTGGTGGCGGGCCGCTGCGGTGCTTTAAGGCCAAGGTGGCTGGCGTTGGTGAAAAATCACAAGTGCTGTTTTCCTACGCGATACCCGGTGACAGCGGCGGGCCAGTTGTCAATGCAGCTGGCAAGGTCTGCGGCGTGGTGTCAGGCGGTTCGGTCTGGTGCAAGAAGAAGTTGAAAAACGTGTACGGACACGCAACCAGCATCACGGCACCGGTTCGCGCAGGAGCTTGTTCAGCAGTTCGCAGACTGCTGGGCAAACGATAAGCGAAACAAACAAGCGGGAGGCTAACGGATGGCCAACACAGCTACGGAAGGCAGCCCGCTGTTGACTTACGAGGACGACGAGAGGGAAGGCCGCAAGGCGTTTCTGACTGGCAAGGAAAGCAGCTGCTGCCCGTGGCCAAGCAGCAAGGGCGGCAGCATTCGGCGAATTGCATGGATGCGGGGCTACTATGCAGAAAAATACTGGGAACCGGCACAGCGCAAGAGGTGGTTTTAATGTCTGAAATCTTGACACGATTTGTACGCGTTGCCGCCTCGTCCGTCTGGGCGTGGCTGGCGGCATTCCTGCTGCAGTATCTGGGCTTGGCGTTTACCGCCGACCAGTCGCTGGCCGTTGAGGCAGCGATGATTATCATCCTCACAGGGCTGGCCAATGCCGGAATAGGCCTGCTGGCCAAGCGGTGGCCGATGCTGGAAACGCTGCTGCTGGTTAAAGTCTCGCCGAAGTACGTGGAACCGAAGCGATGAGCAGCGAGTGGGTCGGGCTGATGCTGTTGGCGTTGATTCTGACGGGCATGCTGAGCGTGCTGGCTGAAATTCACGGAGGGCAAGATGACGTTCGTTGAATTACTGGAAGACAAGGCAAAGAACGAACCGCTGCACCGGCGAATCGGCCTGCGGTGGTTGGCGCGGCGTTGCCGGCGTGACTTCGATTTCGCGGCGTGCATTGAAGAGGAAGTCGCCGTCAAACTGGGAACCCATCAGGCCAACATCGACTGGTCGAAGGTCGACTGGGCCAAGGTGCTGGAAATCGTGCTGCTGATTCTCAAAGCCTTTTCGGTGGTGTAATGCGTAACAAAACAACTGCCTTTTTCGTTACGACCTGCCTGCTGCTTTGCGGCCTTGTGCAGGCACAGGTCGAGACGACCGTCACACGCAAGAAGGCACTGCTGGGCGTGACCAATCCGCAGGTGCAGGGCAACCGTATTCTCGTTGGCGATGATAGTAACGTGAGCGTTACCGATGTTGTCCTGCTCGAGGTCCGCAGCGGCTACAAGTTTCAGCGGGTAAAGGCACGGGTCAGCGGCAACCGGGTCGAGCCGGAAAAGCTGGCCGATAATGTTTACCTGTTTGCCGGTGCGGGTTCGTATGTCGTCGAGGTTACGGTATTCGACCCCGACAAAGGCATCGACGACGCTGAAATCAAATTCGACATCGGCGGCAAGCCAGCCCCACCGAAACCTCCCGAGCCGACGCCGGAACCGGAGCCACAGCCGGAAGTCGTCCCCAACGACTACGGCGTCGGCCTTTTGACATACCAGCAGGCACCAGCCGATGCGGCCAACCTGACCAAGTTTGCCAAGGTCTACCGCGACGGGGCTGGCAAGCTGTTCGGCACTGGTGGGCTCTCAACCGTTGACAAGATTCTGGCGGACATTGGCGCTACGGTCGCCGGTCGTCAGTGCAGCGACTTAGGCAAATGCGAGGCGTGGGGAAAATGGAAGGTCAATTTGGATGAGGCGATGAAGGCCTCGCAGGCCAAGCGTGGCAGTTTCAGCCGCGAGGACTGGTTCAAAGCACTGACGGAAGTGGCGACGGCACTGGAGGCACGGGCCAAGTGAGCAACGAAAAGAAGCCGACAAAAGACCTCACGCCTGGGCGAATGGGTTACGCTTTCGACTGGGAGCGACTCGACGAACTGGAGGACCGGGGCAGCGAGGCCGAGCTGGTGCTGCAGCACTACCGGGACGCCTTCCCGAAGTTCAACACGCAGGCGGACCCGCTGGGCCTGCTGAAGGTGTTTGACCAAGGGCAGCAGGGCAGCTGCCAAGGCAACGCACTGGCGCAGGTGTTCAGCATCTGCTACTTCTTGGCAACCGGTCGGCACGAGACGTTTAGCCGTTCGGCGGGCTACTATCTGGCACAGAAGAAGGACGGCATCAGCGGCGACAAGGGCAGCACACTTAGCGGCGGTCAGTGGGTCGCAACCCAGCACGGGATGTGCCTTGAATCCGACTGGCCGTACCCGCAGCGGTATAACCCAGCGATGCCGCCAAGTGCAAACGGCAAATTCAATTTTAAGCTGCAGGCCACCAAGCCACTCAAAGACATCGACGCCATGCTGGCGTGGCTGGATTCCGGCCTGCCGATTCAAACCGGACTGACTTGGAACAGCACCTGCGACCAAGAAGTCGTTTCAAACTATTCATCCCGTTCCGGTGGCGGACATTCGACGGTGTTCTGGCAACGGCGAGCCAGTGGAAACATCGTGAACATCAATTCGTGGGGCACGCGGTGGAATGGCGACGGCGTCCACGAATGGACGATTGACGGCGTCAAGGAGGCTCTTAAAGCCCGCTGGACGGTGTTTATCGGTTACGCGCCGGACGGGATGAGTTTTCCGACACCGAAAGTCATTTCCTGAAAGGTCATCGCCGTGACTGATTTGAGCTTGATTGGAGCCTTGACCGTTGCCGTTGGTTCGCTGGCCGGAGCGACGACCTGGATGTTTCGCTGGTTCGTGATGCAGTTCGACGAACTAAAGAAAGAGGTCATCACCTGCCGTCAAGACCGCGAGAACCTTTGGCAACGCATTACACAAATTAACAACCGACTTGATTCCAAGGAGTAACCTGTGGCCCTGAACGATAAGACTGTGACGATTGCCAACGCCGCAACCACCAGCGGCGCGGTCGATACCGGCCTCACCTCAAACTACTCGGAGACGCAGCTGGTTGGCGTCACGTTCCCGGCGTCGATGACCGGCACGACGATGACCTTTGAGCGGGCAACGACCGAGACCGGAACCTACACGCCGATTCGTGAAGTCGGCGGTGCGTCGCGGTACAGCATCACGGTCACGTCCAGCGAGACGGTCGCACTCGACCCGCGAGTTTTCATCGTGGCTCCGTTTCTCAAACTGGTCAGCGGCAGTGCGGAGACTGGCGCAAAGACGATCACGCTGCATTTTTGCGAGGTCGTTTAATGGGCCTGCTGCTGATGATGGGTCAGTTGGTCGCCAAATACGGAGTGAAGTAAATGGGACTGTTGCTGTTGTTGGGTGATTCTGAACGTAAGCTGCTGGACCAATACACGGCGGCGGTTGCTTATTCGCTACGTAAGCTGCGGACAGCCTACAGCGGGTCGGCCATCCGTGTGCGTCGGTCCAGTGATTCGGCTGAGCAGGACATTGGTTTCAGCGGCAATAACCTTGACACGGCGTCGCTGTTAAGTTTCTGCGGTGCTGGTGATGGTTTCGTCACTACTTGGTATGACCAAGTTGGCAGCAATAACGCAGTGCAGGCAACTGCTGGAAGTCAGCCGCAAATTGTGGCGAGCGGCGCAACGATTGTTAATGAGTTTACGAAACCAGCACTTCGTATTATCGACACAAGTTCTGGAGCGTTAGGTCCATTCTTGGAATTATCGCCGTGGTATGCCAACACGCAATCTTATGTCGGTTATTTCTCAGTTTATTCAATGACCGCTGACGGTGTGTTTCCGCAGTTTATCAACAGCACTCCATCTGACCGTGGCCTTCTTTCGCTTTACAACGACGCGACAAGGCAGGTTAGAACTGCTACTGTCCGATCATCGCTGCGAGTCGCCAACGGCACTGCTTTGACGGTATCGCAAACTACAGTCCGGCACGATGCGGCAGACAGGTCGACTATCCAGACATACCTTAACACAACTGCCGCCGCAGACATTAACATCGCAGACGGCAACGAAGACTTTAACATGCCGACAGGTATTCGCATCGGCAGTGGGACAAGTGTCGGTAATCAGCAGAGTTTTCTCATAAATGAAGTAATCGGATTCACAACCAGCCAAGCGTCCAGCCAGCTGCTAATCCGCACAAATCAATCCAGTTACTGGAGGGCATAACGGTGCCGATGATTCCAGTCGACCCGCAGCTGATCCAGCCGTTCAACCAAGCCATCATGCGGCTACTGCGTCCATCGCATTTGCGCGACCAGTCTTATGTCACCGACCAGTACTGCGGCATCATCAACCATCCCAACGGCACCGCATGGCCGCTGCTGAGTTTGCCCGACATTGAAACCGTACCGATACACGTTGATGCCGACGGCGGAGAGCTGCGGCAGCTTCTCGACATCTTCGTTGCCAACAACGGCATCACCAAGGAAGAGTCCGACGGAATTAAACAGGCGGTCGCTGGAATGGTCGGCCAAACCGTGCGGCTGGCGGACATGGTGCCGCCAAGCTGGCAACCGTACATCTTGACGGTCGAGCAGGCGATCAGCGAGGGCTACATTCAAACAGGAGCGATCTAATCAATGCCATTTCTCAATGACCGGGTATTCGATAACGGGCTTACGGTTCTGGACACCGAAGGCAACCGACTAGACATCTGCTCCAGCGAGCCGACGACCTACACGGAGGCAACAAGCACGCTAACTCTCGGCAATAAAACGCTGGGGGCTGGTGACATTGGCGCACCCGCAGCCGGTTCGCCAAACGGTCGGCAGGTGACGGTTCAGGCCTTGACCGCCGGGAGCGTCACGGCCACTGGCACGGCAACGCACTACGCCATCACCGACACGGGCAACTCCCGTCTGCTGGCGACTGGTGCTTTGTCCTCGTCGCAATCCGTGACCAACGGCAACACGTTCTCGACCAGTTCATTCACCATTCGCATCCCGCAGGCGAGCTAACACATGGCAGACAATGTAGGCATCACACCGGGCAGCGGAGCGACCGCAGCGTCTGATGACATCGGCGGCGTCCAGTTCCAGCGAATCAAGCTGGTGCATGGCGCAGATGGCGTCAACGACGGCGACGTGTCGTCGGTCAATGGCTTGCCCGTGCAAGGTGTGGGCGAATTGATGGAGGCGATTGAAGCAATGCGGTTTGCGATTAACACGCTGACCAAGACGATCGGCATGGCACTACCGAACGCGCAAGGCTTTCCAATTATGGAAGTGCGGCAGGCAACGGCGGCGAACATGAACGTAACAATCGGGTCTGGCACAGTCACGGTTGGGTCTGGAACGATTACGACGCTCACGAACCAAACGCAGATCGGCGGGTTCGCCGCCAACGACCAAATTCCAGCCCTGATGCACATGCAGTCAGACAATCTCCGGCGAAACATTTCAGTAACTTAGGAAGCAACCCATGCCAACAACCAACGGCAATCGCAAAATTCTGGACCTCAAGCGTTGGGAGTTTTGCGCGCCCTCACCGAACTCCAGCGCGGCGGGTTCGTTCATCATCTCGTCGCGCCACTTCTGCCATCAGCAAATGTTTGTCGTCTCTAATACGATCGCGTTGATCTACAACCCAAGTGAAGATGGTTGGATCAACATTGCGTCTCCCGGCCTTGCTGGCACGTTCGGCGCGGGCGCGAGCGGAACCGCAGGCGGATGGTCAACCGGCTCGACCGTTGGCGCAGCTTCGCTGACGGCGACCGCTGGCACGACATCGACAATCACGACGAACCAGAATTTTCAGCGCGATTTGCGAGGTTACAAGGTCCACATTCTCTCTGGACCGAACAATGGCGCGGTGCTGGAGATTGTCAGTAACACAAGGGGCGCGAGTTCGGTTATCACGGTCGCCACGCAAGGAACTGCTTTCAGCGCCTCGACGGTCTATCGTTTGCTCACTCCGCGATATTATGTGGTTGGCGCAGGCACGCTTACGACTGCAAGTTTTCGAGTCTATGACTACGCCACGAACACTTGGACGACGCTCTCGCAGACTGGTTTGCCCGCATCGCTGGCGACTGACGGCAAGCTGATCTCAACCCCTTCGATAATTGATGGCGACTTCAAGACGTTTGCCACCGGGACCGCGACCAGTGCAACCGGCACGACACTGGTGCAGACGGGCAAGACGTGGACTGCGAGCCAGTGGATCAACTCGCAGGTTCGCATCACGGGCGGAACCGGCGCGGGCCAAATCCGAACGATTACCGCGAACACTACCGACACGCTGACAGTTGCGACTTGGACTACCAACCCTGATGCGACCTCGACCTACGCTATCGAGGGTAACGACAACTTTCTCTACTACATCGGCAACAACGCCGTGACCATGTACCGCTACGACATCGCTGCAAATACATGGTCAACACTCTCGCCGGGGGTCGCTCGCGGCGGCGCGCCTACGACGGGCATGTCGGGCCATTGGGTTCACTCGTCCACCGAAGCGGACTGGACAAACGAAAGCGCGATCCAGAACGGGCGATACATCTTCTCTTTCCGTGGTGCTGCTGGCGCATTGCTCGACCGCTACGACATTGCTGGCAACACTTGGTCGGCGGTCGCTTACGGACCCGCAACCGAGACGTTCACGACGGGCACGAAGTATTCGCTGCAAGGCGGCAGGCTCTACATTCAGAAGGAAGCGACGGGCCGCTGGTTCGCCTACGACTTTGCGCGTGCGGAAATGTTCCCGTGGGGAACAATGCTTTATCCGCAGGGGGCAGCAATCCTTGGTGACACGGCTTTTGACGTAATGTACCGAGACGGATCGACGGACATTCTTTACGTCTACATGCTGCTTAATACTTCAACCATCCTCCTGCGTCAAATGGTGATTTAATGACGATTGCCTATCTCATCGAACTATTACAGCGCAAAGTTGCCAATCTTTCGATGCTGCGCACCAGCGCGGCCGCGCTCGGTGAAATTGAGCAGGTCGAGCAGTTGGACGTTCAAATCGCGGAGACAGAAACGACGCTTGAGGCGTTGCGGAGCCTGTAAATAAATGGCTGAGCTGCAAGGGCTGACATTCCTGTTTGGCGGTCTGCTTGGGGCTGGAGGCGTCGGCAATGACGCCCTGACTCTGAGCGGAATCGCTGCCGGTGCGACGGTCTGCGGCCAGCCAACCCTGACGCAGAATCACGCCCTCGGGCCGAACAACCTCGCAGCGGGCTCGCCAGTTTGCGGCCAGCCAACGGTCACGCTGGCCGGAACGCTCGAACCGCTGAGCCTGACAGCCGGGACTCCGGTTTGCGGCCAGCCAGCCCTCGCGCAGAATCACAGCCTGACCGCCAGCGGACTGGCCACGGCCGCGCCAGTCTGCGGAACGACCGCCCTCTCGCAGAACCACAGCCTTGCGGCAAACAGCCTCGCCACCGGTTCGCCAGTGGTCGGGTCAACAACGCTCTCGCAGAACCACGGCCTCGCAGCAACGGGACTCGTTGCCGGGTCGCCGGTTTTGCAAGGTGTCACGCTCAGCCAAAACCATGCGTTTACGCTGAGCGGACTGGCAACGGGTTCGCCGGTGTGCGGCCAGCCTGTGCTGAGCGTGCAGACCGGAGCGGTCGAGCTGTCGCTGGCGTCGATTACGGGCGGGCTGGCTGTGCTTGGTCAGCCTGAACTTTACGACATTTTCGCGGCAGAGACGGTGCAGTTGCGTGGAACCTATCCCGCACTGTCGGCACGGGCCGCGTGGCCGCAGCTGACGGCCGCAGCCATCTATCAGGCAAACAGCGTGCGAGCGAGCGAGTTCAAACTGACGGCCGCAGCCAGATTTCAAACAAACACCCTTAGAGCGGAGATGGTCCAGCCATGATCGAAATTGCCAGACTGAGCGATGTGACCATTGATGTAACGCTGGTCGGGGTTCCCGGTGGCGTGACCGTCACCAAGTGTTATCTGGCGATCAAAACCACCGACGCCGTGAGCGACGCGGCGGGGCTGGTCGTATCGACGGTCCCCGCTGCCGGTGTGGCATCGTTCACGATTACGGACGTGCAAACAGGAACGCTGCAGGCAACGCAGCATGTGATGAGCGTCAAGGCAATTCTAAGCGACGGGCGTGCCGTTCGGCTGGTTCTGGACGAGCGATTTGCTCAGGTGCTTGAGCCTGGCATCGAGGCGATTTCATAACAAAGACCCAAGGCGAGCGGTCGGTGATTAAACCAGCGATGAAATACAGCGGCGAGCAGCAGTCAAAACAGGCACGCTACGCCGAGCGAAAACAGCTTGAGCGGAACAGTATCGTTATTCCGCCACCGGTCGACCTGCAGAGACGGCGAGCTTTGCTGGCCGACCCGGTGGCGTTCTTGAAATACTACTTTCCCGACCGGTTCTGGTCGCCGTTTGCCGAGTACCAAAAGGAGATGATTCAGCTGATCGTCGACGTTGCGGAGTTCGGCGGCGACCAAGCAATCGCTGCACCTCGCGGAGACGGCAAGACGGAAATCACCAAGGCAATGATCGTCTACCTAATCTGCCGTGGGCTGGTGCGGTTCCCGCTGGTCATCGCTGCCAGCGGCACGTTTGCCAGTCGCATCTTCGACGACATCCGGCGGCACTTCGACAGCAATGAAAAGCTGATCGAAGACTTCCCCGAGCTGTGCGTGCCATGTGCGGCACTGGAGGGAACGCCGCAGCGTGCGGCCAAGCAGTCGCACAACGGCAAGCCGACCGAAATCCAGTGGTCCAGCAATCAGGTCGTCTTCCCCAAGATTGACGGACTGCCGCCGACCATCAAGGGCGAGCCGTGGCACGAGGGCGGCGTGAGCATTTATTCGTCCGTCTGCATGGCGTGGGCCGGAATGGACTCCGCCATTCGTGGTATCAACATCCGTGGCAACCGTCCTGACTTCGTGCTGGTCGATGACCCTGAGACGCGGGAGAGTGCGTTCCACGAGAACCAAGTCGAGACGCGGGACGTGATCCTTAACCGTGACGTTGCAGGACTGGCCGACGGGCGGAAGCGGCTCAGCCGTGTCGTGCTGTGTACGATTCAAAACAACCGCTGCCTCGCCGAGAAACTGACCAACCAAGCGAAAGCACCGAGCTGGAACGGTCGCCGGTACAGCGGCGTCCGTCAGTGGCCGGAACGGGCGGACCTGTGGCAGCAGTACATTGACCAGCGCCAAGACGACCAGCGAAACGGCGACGGGTGCGGATTGAATGCGACGGCGTTTTATCTGGCCAACCGCGAAGACATGGAACGCGGCAGCGAGGTGCTAAACCCAGAACGCTACAGCCGGGCGATGACCCGCGAAGGAAATCAGATTGAGCATACGGCCCTGCAGTCGATCTACAACCTGATCAGCGACAACGGTTTAAACTACGTGCTGACCGAGATCCAGAACGCACCACCGGAAGAGGAGCAGGCCGAAACGCTGGGCCTGACCGCTCACAAGGTCGCCAGCCGGGTAAGCGGGCTGGAGCAGCACGAGCTGCCGAAGGTGGAAGACGTAAAAATCACCGTCGGGCTGGACCTCGGCAAGTACTACAGCCACTGGACCAAGATCGCATGGTTCGGCAATGCAACGGGCGTGATCATTGACTACGGCGTGATGGAGACGCCGGGGATGCAGGCGGCGACCGATGCACAAGCGGTTGAGATTGCCCTGCTGCAAAGCCTGCTGCTGTGGCGAACGGACATCATGGCCAAGAACCCGCCAGACTTCTGCCTCGTCGATTCGGGCGATTATTCGCCAGCCGTTTACGAGTTCATCCGCCGAGTGGGCGGGACGCCGTTTGCAGCCAGCAAGGGCTACGCCTCGAGCAAGTTTCACCACGGCACCGAGTCGCCAACCCGCAGACTGTTCGATCACGTCTTCGCCAACCATCAGCCGCAGGAACGCATCTGGCTGTACGTCATCGACGTTGAACACTGGAAGGGCTGGCTGCAGGAGCGGTTTCTGACCGCCACATTTAACGAGGCCCACCAGTTCAACGACGGCAGTCTCAGCCTCTACATCGGGCACGACAAGAAACGTCACATGGCATTTTCCCATCACATCGTGGCCGAGATGCGAGAGGAGCAGTTCGTGCCGGGCAAGGGCGTCGTGCGGAAGTGGAAAGAACTAAGCAAGAACAATCACTATCTGGATTCGGCGGCGCTGGCCTGTGCGGCGGCCGGGTGTCTCGGCGTGCGGCTGATTCCCCGCGTCACGGCCGACCAGATGCAAAAGGCAATCGCAAGATCGGAAGCGAAACCAGCCCAGCGTAGTCGTCCTGGCATCGTCGCCAGCACACCGCATGGGCAGGCGTTTGTTGCAACTCAGAGGACGAAATAATGGCGAAGGCGAAGAAGATGGAACTGCCAACCGTGGACGAAGCGGCAATCGACCAGCAGGAAATCGTGAGCGAGCAGCTGGCCGACGCAGCTGCGGCACCGCCTGCAAGGATGTCAACGCAGACCAAGAGCGTAAGCGTGCCGCTGGCCAGTACGGACTTCGGCTATCTGCCACGGCGAATTGACCTGCGGAAATTGACCAAGCGGCAGAGCGGAGTGCTGCGGCAACTGCAGGAGGCACTCAGCGGTCAAGGCGTGCGGCTGGCCGACGGGAGCCCGATCAAGAACCCGGCCAACGCCATCAAGTGGCTACTGGAATCGGTCGCTGCCGAGTAAGTGCGGAAAATCCGCATTTTTGCGGGGCGGATATTCCGGCTGGCTGGGCGTCCAGTTGGTTACTATTTGGCCATGACCACCTACGACCTCGCAACCGTCGAAAGCGACTTGCTGGACTACTCAGATTTTGAGGAAGTCGGCAGCGTGAGCCGCGCCAAGAGCTACATCACGGCAGCCAACCGCTGGCTGACAATCGTGGCGGCTAGTGCGTCGAATCAGGGCAGCAGTCTGACCCGCAACGTGCAGCAGGTTATGCAGATGCTGGCTCGGGCTCAGTCGTTCGTTGCGGCCAAAGACACGGCATCGGCCAATAATTCCAAGGTTCGGTTTTTCGGCATTAGCCAAGGATTCCGATGACCGCATCGCCTCGCAAGCGAAAAACAGTAGCAACGGAGTTTGACGCCATTCGCGCCGACTACGACATGAGCCGGGAAAGCCGGTTCATTCGCCGACGCCAAGGACTGGCTCCTCGTGGCGGCAGTGCCGATTTTCATTATCGCACCGAGGAGTTCTACTACAGGGACATCGAAAAAGCTCGGGACATGGACCGCAACGACGCCATCGTCGGGCAGACCATCGACCGGGCAGTTGCCAATATCGTTCAGGACGGTTTTACGCTCGACGTGCGAACCGGTGACAGCCAGCTGGACCTTGAGCTGTGGCAGCGGTGGCAGGACTGGAGCAGCAATGCCGACGCCTGCGACATGGCCGGTGAGTTCACTTGGCAGGACATCGAGCGGCACGTCATGCGGTCAATGCTGCTGGACGGTGACATTGTGGCGCTGGGCACGGCTGGTGGCCAGCTGCAGATGATCGAGGCTCACAGCATCCAGACCATCACGCCGCAGGAAAACACGTTCCTCGGCGTGACCCGCGACGCCTACGGACGCCGCACGCATTACTGGTACAGTGCCGACAAACGCACGGGCGGCGTGCTGGCCGTTGTCGGCAACCAGAAAGAAACAGCCGAACCGATCAGCGTGCGAGACGAGAACGGCGACCGGGTGCTGTTCCACGTTTACAACCCTCGCCGAGTCAACCAGACTCGCGGCGTTACGGCACTGGCTCCGATCTTCTCCGTTGCCGGAATGTTTGAAGACATCAACTTTGCCAAACTGGTACAGCAGCAGGTCGTCAGCTGTTTCGCCATTTTCCGCAAACGCAACGCCATTGCCGGTGGCGGGCCGCTGCCATCGACCGACGGCTACGGCCTGCCGCAAACCGAATCGACCGGACAGGGCACCCGCTACATCGAAAACATCGGACCCGGCATGGAAATCATCGGGGCCGAGGGTGAGGAGCTGCAGGGCTTTTCCCCGAATGTCCCCAACGCCGAGTTCTTCACGCATGTCAAACTGATGCTGCAAATCATCGGCGTCAACCTCGGCCTGCCGCTGTGCTTGGTCCTGATGGACGGCAGCGAGACAAACTTCAGCGGCTGGCGTGGCGCGGTGGATGAAGCCCGCAAGGGATTCAAGACCAACCAGACAAACCTGCAGAACCGGCTGCACCGGCCAGTCTACGAGTTCAAACTGCGGCAGTGGATCGCCGAAGACCGGGCACTACAGGCCGCAGCAAAGGCGAGCGGCGTCGACATCTTCGGCCATCGCTGGAACGCTCCAACGTGGCAGTACATCGACCCGGTAAGCGATGCCCAGGGCGATGCCCTGCGGATCCAAAACGCACTGACCAGCCCACGGCGGCTGCACGCTGAAGGCGGGCGGGACTGGGAAGAAATCGCCGACGAGATTGTCTCGGACATGAGCTACGCCATCGTCAAGGCCAAGCAGCGAGCCGTCGCCATCAACAGCCAGTTTCAGGACAACGCACCCGTTCACTGGCGTGAGCTGATTAGCCTGCCGATGCCAAACGGCATCCAGATGACGATGCAGGACAGCCAAGCGATGGTCCAGCAGGCAGAGGCACAGGCCGAATCGACCGCTGCCGAGCAGGCACCGACCGCCGAGATGGTCGGCGTCGGCCGGAAGAACTGGCAGAACGCACGCAAGGCCATCAACGACATTCTGAAGGAACTGACCGGCGGGCAAATCAGCGAGCGGCGGGCGCGGCTCGAACTGGACAGCCTCGGCGTTCCGGCCAGCAAAATTGACGTTTACATCGAAGACGCCAGCGACGGCACGATTGACACGCCAGAGGAGCAGCTGACCGATGAATGAAATCAAACTCTACGGCAGCATCGGCTACCCCGGCATCACCAGCGCGACGTTCAAGTCGCTGCTGGCTGATTGCGATCCGTCGCAGGAGCTGGTCATTCGCATCGACAGCGAAGGCGGCAGCGTGTTCGACGGCCTTGGCATCCATGACGCAATCACTGCATGGCCGGGACCAGTTCGGGCCGTTGTTGAGTCCAGTGCGTTCAGCATCGCCAGCTTTATCGCAATGGCGGCAGGCAAGGTAGAGATCACCGAGAACGGCTACCTGATGCTGCACAATCCGTACACCGTGACCGAAGGCGACAGCGAAGAGCTGCAGAAGCAATCCGAACTGCTGGGCAAACTTCGGGACAGCATGGTCACCGCCTACGCAACCAAGACAGGAAAGAGCCGCGAAGAAGTTGAGGCCGCGATGCGTGCCGAGACTTGGCTGGATGCCCGCGAGGCACAGGCCAGCGGCTACGTCGATTTAATTCTGCCGACTGCCCGCAAGAGCGTGGCCGTTGCCAGATTCACAGGAAACATGCCGGAGCGGGTCAATCAGTCGCTGAACGTCAGCGGCGACTCGAGCGGCGAAACTGCTGACCAAACGGAGACAAATTCCATGAGCAGCAATCCCAAGCCCGTCGCGACCGTGAAATTCATTCAGGCTCGCTTCGGCAAGGCGTCGTCGGACTTCATCGTCAAGGCAGTCGCTGCCGAGATGACCGAAGACCAAGTCGCCGAAATGTATTACAGCGAGATGATGACCGAGAACGAACAGCTCAAGGCCAAGCTCGCAGCGATGGAAGAGGAGATGGTCGCACTCAAGGCCAAGGCTCAAGAGACGACCGTCGCCGAAGTCGAAGAAGACGACAAGGAAGAGATGGTCACGATGCCAGCCGCCAAGGTTCGTCCTGGCGTGGCTCCGGTGGCGTCTGTCACCGCCTCAAAGCCGGTCGCCAGCGCCAAGGCCCAGTGGGAAGGCGTTGTCGCAACCTACACGGCACAAGGACTGAAGAAGGCCGACGCTGCCCGCAAGGCGGCACGCGAACACGCTGGCCTGCGTGATGCAGTCATCGCCGAAGCAAACAACAAGTAAACAAACACAAGGAGCGAAAACATGAGTCAATATGTAGAAGCATCAGTCCGCGGCTTTACCGCCGGGGCTGCAATCGGTCAGCACCTGCGAGTGTACCTCACATCCAGCAACACGTTGGCGCTGGCAGGAGCGAACGACTACGGCATCGGCACGATGGAAGACCCGTCAACCGCTGCCAACGAGCAGGTCGGCGTTCGTCTAAACAGCGCGATGGGAACCCGCAAGTGCGTGGCCAACGCCGCGATCACTGTCGGCGACCCGGTTTATCTGGCCGCATCGGGCAAGGTCGGCGCAAGCGGATCTGTTCGCTACGGCACGGCACTCGAAGCCGCCACTGCCGACAACGACGTGATCGAAGTCTTGGTTGACGGCAACACTGGCGGCGTGCAGCACTTGCGGGTGCGAACAACCACGGCCAACGTCAACGCCGGGGCGACCCTGCTGCCAGCGATTCCCGGCCGCAGTTACCGGCTCGTCGATGCGACGATGATTTCCATCGGCGGCAATGCGGCTGGCGCAACTGCCGTACGCATCTCTGCCACCCAATCCGCCTCTGGCGTGCAGTTGGTCAGCAACACCGTAGGCGCTTTGACCCAAAGCACCCGCGTATTGGCTGGCGTTACCGCCAACTCCAGCATCCTCGCAGACGGTGCATCGTTCGCGCCATGCGATGCCAACACTGCGATCACCTTGACCGCATCGGGCACACTGACCACGTCCACCAACATCGACGTACTTCTCAGCTACGTCGTCGACGCCTAATAACCAAAACTGAAAAAGGAGCTTTCACATGCCATCACCCACCAGTGCATTAACCACACTGCGGCCAGACTTGGCCAGCTTTTTGGAGTTCGACCTTGAAAGCGACCGCCTCGGCTACGTCGCCTCGCAGGTCTTCCCCGTCATTGATGTCGCCAGCCAAGCTGGTGTTTTCGGCGTAATCCCTGTTGAGCAATTGCTGCAGCAGCGGACTACCAACCGATCACCCGGCAGCGGTTACAGCCGTGGCAACTTCACCTTCAGCACTGCAACCTTCGCCTGCGAAGAACACGGTGCAGAAGAGCCAGTCGACGACCGCCAAGCGAAGATGTACCGCGAGTATTTCGACGCCGAGCAGGTGTCGACCCTGCGAGCATTTTCTGCCGTTCTGCGAAACGCCGAGCAGCGGGTCGCCGACGCCGTGTTTAACACGACGACATGGAACGGCGCAGCCCTGACCACTGGCATTACCGACGAATGGGACGACGTGGCCAACGCCGTGCCGATCACCAACGTCGACGCTGCGGTCAAGAAGATTTGGGACGGCAGCGGCCTGTGGGCCAATGCCTTGATCATCAACCAAAAGGTCTTCCGCAACCTGCGGCGCTGTGCCCAAGTCATCGACGCCATTGAATCCAATGGTGCTGGCGACCCGTCTAAGCAATCGGACATCACTGCCGCACAACTGGCATCGGTGTTTGGTCTCGACTACGTCATCGTAGCCGGTGCCAGCCGAAACAGCGCCAAGGAAGGCCAGACGTTTGCGGCCTCGCAAATCTGGTCTGACGAGTACGCAATGGTCTGCCGCGTCGCAACTTCGGCCGACATGGCCGAGCCTTGCATCGGCCGAATGTTCCACTGGTCGGAAGACGGCAGCAGCCCTGGCGGCACTGTCGAAAGCTACCGGGACGAAATCGTCCGAGGCAACATCATCCGCGTCCGTCACGACGTGGACGAGGTTGTGCTGTACCCACAAGCTGGCCACTTGCTGAGCAACATCACCACCTAGTGATTGGAGCCAGCAACCGTGGCGAGTCGGTTTGATCAGAGTTTCCAGACGGCCGCGTTTCCGCAACTACTCGCCGAGTTCGCGGAGCCGGTCGTCTATTATTTTGCCGGAGGGGGTTCACGCTCTATTGACGCCATTCTGGAGCGTAACCCTCCGGCTATTTTCGACCAAGCCGGGAACCCGATGCTGTTCGAAATGGTCATTCGCATCAAGCGGCACGCAACCAGCGGCGTGCTGAGCAACGAAGTCAACCGCGGCCAAGACAGCGTTGACGTTAAACGCCGAGTCGATGACACGGCAACGACCCGCATGACGGTAACACGCAAGCTCAGCGACGACGCAGGCGTGATTGTTCTGGCTCTCAACGGATAAGGCGAAACCGTGGCAACCCCGATCAGCGAACAGATTGCACAGAAGCTGGCTACGAGGCTGGCGCTGATCACCGTTGTTGGCGGTTATGAGCTGACCGTTTCCGAGGTGGCTCGGCCGATTCGTTACGACGGATTCCGGCCGCAGAACAATCAGTTGATTGTGACGCAGGGACCGCTGACGCGAAACGACGAGCTTTCCGCACCGGGCAACCCACCACGCACGGCCTACGACCTTGAATTCACGATTGCCGGTCTGCTGATGCCGACCGAAAGCACCACGACAAAGATTGACGCACTGCGGAACACGTTTGCCGCAGACTGCATCAAGGCCATCTGCACACCAGCGGCCAGCTGGCACAACTGGGACGCGCTGGCCATCGATTCCACCATCAGCCAGGTGGACAACATCACGACCGAAGAAACCAGCGGGTTTAAGCTGACGCTGACGATTGTTTTTCGTGTCACCGAAAACGACCCCTACACGGCGAGGAGTTAGCCGTGGCAGACCTAAGCAAAGCACCTTCCCTGCAGTTTACGATTGACGCCAGTCAGATGAAGCAAATGGGCGACCAGTTGAGTGCATGGCCAAAAGCGATGAGGCAGGCGGTTTCTCGTGCGATTAACGATACGCTGAAACAAGGTCGCCGCGAGTCCGCCAAGATTATCACTCAAAAGTATTACATCAAACAAAAAGATGTAATTGATTCAATCAAGATGCACCGCGCCAAGCCAGCGGAATTGACCGGCAAACTGACCATTCACCCAGAACGTCGGCCCGGCTTGGCAAAGTTTGGAGCGAAGCAGGTAGCCAAGGCAGGCGGCGGCGTCACCTACAAAACACTAAAGACCAAAGGCCGATCATTCATCCCCGGCGCGTTTGTGTTTCCAAAAAGCAAGCCGCTGTGGGTGGCTATTCAAAACATCTCGCACATCAACAAAGGCCGCGACAAAGACGAAAAAGCCGCCAAGCGACGGACCCGACTGAAGTTCCTACAAGGCATCACGGTCTGGGGCATGTTTGCCAGCCTGAGCAATCAGCAGCGAGTCAACGAAGTCATGCGGGCTAAATTCTCCAAGAACGTCAGCGAATCCATCAAGTTTGAATATTTAGTCCGTACCGGTCAAATCCCCAGACGCATGCGCGACGGACAAATCGTTCGCGGCAAACCATAGGAGCCAAACCCCATGCCACTACTTCGCCGAAAAAACGTTCTTGCCGCCAAGATTGAAGTCACTAGCGGAAGTGCCGAAAGCCTCGTCGCTGCCGATGCTGCGTTCAACGTCTTTGACCTGACGATGACGCCGACAATTGCGATGACGCCGCGTCCAAGTCAAAGCAGTTTCTCAAGCCTGCCAGCCGTGCCGGAACTGTACGGCGGCACCTGCACATTCAGGACCGAGGTCTACGGCAGCGGAGCTGGCGGCGTCCCCGGCTGGGCGTCGACTTTTCTGCCTGCCTGCGGCTGGACTGCGGCCGGTGGCGTGTTCACGCCGAAGTCAGAAACGCCAGGCAGCAACGTTAAGACGCTGACCATCGGAGCCTACATCGACGGCAACCGCCTGCTGATGCGTGGCTGTGCTGGGACGTTCAGCATGACCTTCGAGACTGGCAAGATCGCCAGCATCAACTGGACGTTCACCGGCGTCTTCGTCGGCAACTCGGCCGTCTCGCTGCTAGCACCAACCTACCCGACGGCGCTGCCGCTGCGGGTCGGCAACGCCACGTTTACCATTGGCAGCTGGTCGCCTTGCTTCCAGTCGATGACCATCGACGCCGGCAACACGGTCGTCCTGCGTGAGTGTGCAACCAGCACGGACGGCAGCGGCTACGCTGCCGCCATCATCACCGACCGATCCGTAACCGGAACCATCAACCCAGAAATGGAACTGGACGGCACAAAGGACAACTACGACATCTGGACCAGCATGACCGAGGAAGCGTTGGCTTTCGACCTTGAAAACGCAACCGACAAGTTTGCCATTGCAGCACCCAAACTGCAGCGGACCAACGTGGCCATCGGCGACCGCAACGGCGTTGTCACCGACGAGATCACGTTCCAGTGCAACAAGTCGGCGGCGGCTGGCAATGACGAGCTTTCGTTTACTTTCTCTGCACCTTAATCAAACACACTTAACTAGGAGGAACCAATGGGGCGAGCATTGGAACCCGGCGAGCGATTTCCAATCGTTCTCGACTGGGACATCGACAAACCAGAAGACCAGCGGCCGACGATTTACACGGTCGCACTTTCGATGCGACGGCAGGAACGCCTCGGCGACCTGCTGGATGGACTAAAGAACTGCCAAAGCAGCCGCGAGCTATTCGCACAGCTGCAGCAGGGACTGGCCGAAGTCATCACGGGCTGGCGGAATTTTCGAGACCCGGCAACGGGCGGCGAGATTCCCTACAGCCCCGAAGCGATCTTGGACGTGTTCACAACTGCCGAAGCCTACGAGCTTTATCGTAAGGTTCTGGCGGGCGGCAGCACGAGCAAGGCCGACGAAAAAAACTCCGCGTCGCAGCCCTGATCCGGCAGGGGCTGCTGTGCGGCAGCTGCACGGCGGGCAAATGCCACGACCGGCCAACTGAACTGGCCAGCGTGTCAATTGCCTGCAGCAGCTGCAACGAAGCCGGGTGTGATGAGTGCGGGCAGAGCGGTTACGTCGAACTAACCGGATGCCCGAAGGAGATGATTGATCGCGGCCTGCTCAAGGCCATTCGGATGGCGGACCTGATGAAGCAGGGACTGCCGCCGGTGGCTGGCGGCGTGCTGGATCAATCGGCGTGGTTTGTGTCGTTTTACGAGTGCTTCCGGTCGGAGCAAAACCGGGCGGAAGCGGAAGCCTACAGGCGGATGTAATGGCTGAATCTGTAGAAATCATTCTCGACGGCGTTGACAACGCATCGCCTGCGTTTACGGCCGTTGCTGGCCAGATGAAAAAGACGGCCGACACCGGGCAAAAACTGTCGGGCGTGTTCGGCAAAATTTTCGAGTCACTCGGTTTGTCGGAACTGCAGGCCTATTCGGGCGAGTTCGGCAACATTTCCGGCCAGATGAAAGAACTGGGTGACGCCGGTGAAAAAGGCGGCGCTGGGATGATGATCGCCAAAGCTGGCATCGCTGCGGCGGTGGCAGCGGCCAGTTTTAACATTGGCAAGATGATCGGCGAGTGGGTGTTTGAGACTGAACGCTGGAAGCAGGCACTGAAGGACGCACTGGACGAAGCCAACAAAGGCGAGCAGCAAGTCAGAGAGAAGCTCGACAAACAGTTTCAGCTGCGGCTGCAGATTGCCCAGGCGGCGGGAAGCGACGACCAGAAGGCCAGCGAACTGAAGACGCTGCAGGAACAAATCCAGCGTGACATCCAGTTCCAGCAGGACTTCGTCAGAATGCGTGAGCAGGAGCTGGCAGCGGCCGAGGCTGGCAACTACTTCGGCATGTCACAGGGCGACGTTGACAAAGCCAAGGCGGACCTTGAGAACGAACGCAAAAAGCTCGAGCTTCTCAAAGAACAGAATCAAGAAGTTCAAGACATTCGCAACCCGTCGGCCGAACAGCAAATGCTCGACGCCAGACTGAAGAGCAACGAAGAAGCAAAGAAGGCCGCAGACGAAGCCTTGGCTGCCGAGCAGCGGCAATTTCAAGAATGGTCCAAGAACTGGGACGACCAAAAAAAGGCACAAGAAGACCTGCGGAAAAAAGAAGACGACTACCTAGCGGCTTTGCAGATTCGCAACGAAGAGCTAATGAACGGCAAACGAGCGGCTGACGAGATGAAGGCCAGCATGGCCGGAATCAGCGAAGAGGTGATCCTGCAAGGCCGCGAGCTGTCGATCCAGAACGAACTGCTCGAAGCCCAGAAGCAGCTGGCCGACGAACAAAAGAAAAAAGAAGAAGAGCGGCAGAAAGCCTTCGCCCAGCCAACCGCACCGCTGCAGGCGATGCAATCCCGCCTGCTGTCCCGCGTCAGCACTGGCGGCGGCGACCGTGTTGCTAAGGCCACCGAGAAGACGGCGGAACTGACGGCAGAAATCGAAAGGCTACAGCGTGAGCAGCTCGACCTGCAGAAACGTCGCGGCGTCACAGAACTTGCAATTGTGGAGGGCTAAACGATGGCAGTGCAACACGTCGACCTTCTGTTTAGCAGCGGAGTCAAGACAAGCGTTGACGACAAGGGATTCACGACCGCTTCGGCTCAGCTGCGGTTCAACGCCTTTTGTAATGATGTCGGCGACAACGAGGGCATCGTCCGAGGCGATGCCCGAGTGCCGTATGAAAAGAGCCGACATCCGTACTTCCGCCAACTGCGGTGCATGGGCGTTGACATCACCCGGCGGGGCCCGCTGCACTACGAAGTCAGCGCCGACTATCAAAGCATGCCCTACAAGGAAGGCGACGAGAACGACGCCAACCAGTCACCGCTGACACAGCCGACCGTCATCAGCTACTTCACGATCACCAGCGAAGAGCCAATCGAGGACGACATTGAAGGCAAGGCAATCGCCACAGTCAACGGCGAGCCAATCGAGGGCATCACCAGACCGATCAGCGACCTCGGCGTCCGGCTACAGAAAAACTTCGGCACGTTCGACCCGGCCAGCTTTTACCTTTTCATCGACTGCGTGAACAGCGACACGTTCCTCGGCTTTCCGCCTGGCACGCTGCGAATCGCCAACATCAGCGCAGACGAGCAGTTCTACACCGACCAAGACGATAACGATGTCCCGTTCTGGAGCGTCAGCGTTGAGATACACGCACGCAAGCCGTACCGGGTCCAGCCAGCGGAGGCGTGGTATAAGCGAGTGCGGCACGAGGGGTACTGGGTAAAAACACCAGACCCGTTTAGCAATGGCTTTTTGTACGACCGAGGAATAGACGATTTGGGAGCGCCGTCAAATAAGCCAGTTTTGCTTAACGAAAATGGAACGCAAAAAATTAAACCAAAAGATGCATTTAGCGTCGAGGCTCATCACCTGCTCTTTCCCGTGTTTGCCGATGTCAGCTTCGGCAGCATGGGATTCTAACTTAGGAGAAAAACCAAATGCCGATCACCGTACTCATTCCGTCAGGCGAAATCGCAAACCCCCAGATCGCAGCCTCGGCCGCAATCGAACGCAGCAAGCTGGCATCGGAACAGCTCAAGGACAACATCCCGCTCGAACTGCTGCGGGTGCATGATGCGTTCCAGACCAACCTGCCGACATCGGCCAGCAGCGACGACCTCGGCCTGATTATCGGCACGTTCGGAACTGATGCCGTTGTAGTTCAGACCAGCGACGCCAAGAACACAACGGCAACGCAGCGGGCACGGTTCACCTACCGTCTGCCGCACAACTACGTCAGCGGCCAGCTCATCAGCGTTGTGGCATGGGCGGGAATGAAAACCACCGTCGCCAACGGCACGGCCACGATTGACTTTGAGGTTTACAAAAAGAACGACAACACCGGGCTGGTGGGCAGCGACCTTGTCAGCACCTCGGCCACGACCATCAACAGCCTGACCGCTGCGGACAAAGCGTTCACCATCGACCCGACCGGATTGTCTGCCGGTGACGAGCTGGACATCCGCGTCACGATTGCGATCACCGATTCCGCCACCGGTACGGCAGTCATCGGCCGCATTATGAAGCTCTACATGCTGCCAACCGTGAAGGGCTAAACGTGCCTCGCCGCTACGTTCTAGATCAGAAGTCTGCTGAGTGGGTCGCCAAGCATTCCAAGATGCGGCAGGGCACGCACAGCCGTCGCGGCTCGCAGTTCTACGAGGAGTCGCCGGACAGCACGACGTTCTACAACGACACCGGCGAAACGGTTCCGGCCTATGGCATCGTGCGAGTGCAGGGAACAGTGACAATCGGCGGGCGCGAAGTGCTAAAGGTCAGAAAACCGGGCGTTGCCGATGGTGGCCCGGCTTCGTCATTCATGGCCAACAGCGGCATCGCCGTCGAGGCTGGCAAGTATGGCGCTCTGCAATCCGGCCCGCTGGTTAAGGTCGTCTACGATTCCGGCGATTCCCCTGGCACGCGTGACTGGTACGGCATCGACGGATTCAAGGCCCGCAGCTATCCCAGCGGCAAGCCTTATTTTCAGGTGCTGATTGAAGACGTTGCCGATTCCACGAACAAGGTCGCACTGGCGCGGCTGCTCCCATTTTCAACGCTGATGATTCAGGCACCGGCAGGCGGCATCCCCGGCCGCGTCGGTTCGCTGATGGGTTCGGCGACCTGCACGATTATCACAAGGAACACGTCGAACGACCAGCTCGCGGCCAGCACGCTTGCCGTAAAGGTCCACAACTGGGCCACGTCTGCGGCCTGTGCAACTGGCGACCGCTACGGACTGGCCAGCGTCATCGATGGCAAGTGGCACATCGTCAGCGAAGACTGCAACGACGAGGGCTCAACGGTCGGGCCGGGAACCGGCAGCGGTTCAGGCGGCAAGGTCGCCGAGGCGATTGATACCAGCACAATCACGCCTGCCGTCAGCACTGGGCAATTCTACAACGTCACATTCTCTGGAACAGGAACGGGCAGCGGCCCGGCTTAATTATGCCAACACTGACAAAGTTTTACAGCTTCGTCGAAGCGATTCACGAAAAGAAGCACAACCTCGGCAGCGACACGCTAAAGGTGCTGCTGACAAACACGGCACCAAGTCTGAGCAACACGCAGAAGAGCGACATCAGCGGCGAACTGTCAACTGCCAACGGATACACCTCAGGCGGTGCAACTGTGACCGTAACAAGCTCGGCACAGTCCAGCGGGCTTTACACGCTGATTGCCACGGATGTGACGTGGACGGCCAGCGGCGGAAGCATCGGACCGTTTCGCTACGCAGTCTTTTACAACGACACGGCGACCAACGACGAACTGATTGGCTACCTCGACTACGGTTACAGCGTCACAGTCGCCAGCGGCCAGACGTTCACGCTGGATTTTGACGCCGTGTCCGGCCTTTACTACGCGAGCTAGATATGGTCGGCAAACTTGGATGCGGATGTTGCAACGCTGATCCTTCAGAGCTTTGCCCTGACAACGACTATTTGAAGACGTTTAGCGATGACTTTTCGCCAGCGGAGGAAGCCGACTGGATTTTCTCAATCGACTATTTTGGAACCCCCCCAGAGTCGTTCATTGCAAGAGACGGCGTTCTCAGCCTGCGAGGCAGAGGCACAAGTGCGCTAGCTCCAAACTTCAGCTTCGGAACCGGATATGTCGTCTGCGAAAAAAAGTCCTTGCTTGGCAATATCGAAATCAGTTTAGAGCTTGTCAGCTTTCCTGTGGTGCAGCTGACCACCGGCTGGTTCGAGGATTGCCGAGTTGGCATCGGTATCTGGTCGGCAGCGGAGTCTCGGCAAATGTGGTTTGAAGCCGTCAACGTCGAAGCGAGAGGACTCGTCAAATACAACTTCCGAGACTTTGCCTGGTCTCCGTCTTCTGCAAATTACAACCTCCAGAATGTGAGCAGCATCACGCCAAGGCTGGGCGACGTTCTCAAGCTGCGGCTGAGCGATTGCATCATCGACACGTTCAACCCGTCGAACGTGGTTTATCAGACCATTACCTGCCTGATAAACGACATTCCAATTTTTACGCAAACTCCGCTTGGCGGTTTCAAGCTCGCGAAATGCCTGCTTTACACCGGCGTTTTTATGCGGCAGTTTCGGTTTCTCATTCCCCGGTCGGAGACAAATCCGGGCACGCCATACGCTGCCGGAATGGTCATCGCCAAGGCCGACAACTACCTATACGAATCACTGTGACACCCTGCACCCACCTCGGCGAAGTCTGGCGGCACGTCCCGAGCAAGCTCTGTGGCACTCGCGGCGTGCATGTTCCCGTTTACCGCTGCACGCTGCACGTCATCTGCACCCAAACGAAATACCGGCACGGACAGCTCGAGCGATGCTGCCTCGCCTGTGACGATTACACATGCCAAACCAAGGAGGCCCAGCATGATTCAGAAGACAACGCAGCGGCTGGCAGCTGAGAATCTCTGCCGCAAGTTTCCCGACGCGCCAAACCGCACGCTTGCCAAGCGAATCGCGGCCGAGTGCAAGTGTACGATTGAGCAGGCACGAACCACCATCAGGCGGATTCGCGGCGCTATCGGCAGCAACCACCGCAAGAAGACGGCCGACAAGTCTTTGTTCCGGCCAAAGGGCAAGGCGGGCACGAAGCCGCAGCTGCCGCCGAGCCTAGCGAAGAAGTGGGAGCCGTTTGACTTGGGGTGCGGCATCCGTGTCGGCGTTCTATGCGACATTCACATCCCGTACCACGACGAGCAG